TTGGTTTGTTACACTAACTCTGTAACATGAGTTTGTTCCTATCCACATCAAGACCTAATGACTCAAGCATTAATGAGGAAAATTGTCGGTCTTTATATAGAGAATATAATTCTGATTCACTCATTGGAACAAATGAGAAATCTTTGTCTTCAGCAAATTGTGTAATCCTGTTAAGGTGTTCATAATAAACTGTTTTAGGATGTAAATAAAGTTCTCGTTGAGCATTATACAATTTAACTCTTGTCATCTCATCACGATTCTTAGAGTCTCTAACATAATTAAGAGTTGAAAGTATAGTTTTTAATTGTAATGGAGCAACAATCTCACACAAATCAACGTGATATTGAAATTCTCTCTTCAAAAACGTACATTCCGAGAGATCCTTTGAATCATAAGTCCATTCACCCTTATCACCAGGTGTAAACCCTAACCCTATTGATTTCATTATCTTCTCAATTTGTGGTCCTGTAAAACCTATTGACGCTAACCAATCAGACATAGAGGCGATTAAATCATCACCATATGTCGCTACATACAAGTGTCTATTCATAAAATCAACAGTTGGTGCAACGGGGTTATTAGTAGATTTGTAAATCACGGCAAAGGCATAGCTCATATATGCTTTATTAATAAAACAATTGAACAAAGTTGTTATAAAACAACCTGATGGCAAAGAATGATTGGTAATATAAAAGATAGCAGCAGAAACAACTGCATTATAAATAATGGAATTTAATATAAAATGAGCAATCTTTGAATCTTGAGGTGTTGGGTGTAACTTAGCGAAAGATTCCATAAAAGTTTCAACAACCATGTGTTGAAAAACTGATAACATACCACCATCAAATGAAGCATAATCACCATCAAGTGCTTTACGACCAATTTTGAGCAACTCATTGGCTAAAACGCCCCACTCAGGTCCAAAAGGATTTATACCTACATATATTCCAGTTGTCTTTCGGTTATATGGTTTACCAAAATGTTCACAAAGAGAACCGAAGTATCGTCTACCAAGAAACGTGTGAACCAAAGTGCTCATACGAAAAACACGCGGTTTATCAACTTTATGTAAATCTCTAAGCTCATCTTTCAACTGATCTGTAAACACAACGTTGGGATATTTATCAGCAAGAACATCTAGTTTATACTGGTCAATCAATTGTTGAAAATGTGGTTTAACTTGACCTAG